GTCGGGAACGCACGACCGCGAAATTTTGCAAAAAAGTACCAGCCAATAACTGGGATAAGGAGGTGGTATTATGGCAGTAATTGGTAGGCCGCCAAAACCGACAGCTTTAAAAATTTTACAGGGCAATCCTGGCAAAAGGCCGTTGAATAAAGCTGAACCAAAGCCGCGGGCTGTAGCACCGAAGTGCCCAAGCTGGTTGCCAAAGGAAGCCAAGAAGAAATGGAAGGAAATTGCACCAGAACTGGAACGACTTGGGTTGCTCACCAGTGTAGACGGGATGGCATTCACGATGCTGCTAATGCACTGGGCGGTAGCGGTTGAAGCTGCGAAACAACTTTCCGAAGAAGGGTTGCTGTTTGAAGATAGTAAAGGCAAGTTACGCAAAAACCCATTGCATCAGGTTATGCGAGACCATTCGGAAAGCATGAAGGCATATCTAAGTGAATTTGGATTAACGCCGTCATCCAGGGTACGACTCCAGGTCCCGCAAACAGCGGATAAGGAGGAAGACCCGATCCGTGCGCTACTTGGATATTAAAGAAGATAAAGAACACTTCTATGATGCTGAAGCAGCAGAACGGGTGATAAAGTTTTTCCGGCTATTACGTCACACAAAAGGTGAATGGGCCGGGCAACCGTTCGAATTACTTGATTGGCAGAAGGAATGCATTATCAAACCGCTGTTTGGGATGAAACGTAGAAAAGATGGAAGGCGTAAATACCGGATAGCGTATATTGAAATCCCAAGAAAAAACGGGAAATCAACCTTATCCTCCGGTCTTGCGCTTTATCTTTTGATGGCAGACGGAGAGTTTGGCGCCGAGATATACTCCGCTGCTGGTGACCGTGAACAGGCTAGTATCGTATTCAATGATGCAAAGATTATGCTTGAAAGTAATCCTGATTTGAGCAAACGGGCTGAGATATACAAGCGGGCAATATATATTCCTGCTACCAACTCAACCTACAAGGTGTTATCCGCTGAAGCTTATACCAAGCACGGCTTAAACGCACACGGAATTATATTCGATGAACTGCATGTCCAACCAAACCGCGAATTGTGGGACACTTTAGCAACTTCGATTGGTGCAAGAAAACAGCCGTTGATTATTGCAATCACCACAGCGGGCTATGACAGAAATAGCATTTGTTGGGAACAACATGAATATGCAGATAAAATCTTACGAGGGATAGTTAATGACCCCTCGTATTTTGCTTTTATAGCAGCTGCTGATGAAGAAGACGACTGGACAAGCCCTGAAACATGGGCAAAAGCTAATCCTGGGTATAGAACAACAATATCCGAAGATTATCTGCGTAACGAATGCGAAAAAGCTAAACAAATCCCGGCATACCAGAACACATTCAGGCGGTTGCACTTAAATCAGTGGACCAGCCAGGATGAACGCTGGCTTGATATAAAGGCGTGGGATGCCTGCGCTGGAGTTATAGACCCGGAAGAATTAAAAGGACGGGTATGTTATGGCGGGCTTGACCTTGCAAGTACTACTGATATAGCGGCATTTGTACTGGTATTCCCGATGAAAGATGGCACTTATCACATATTACCTTACTTCTGGATACCAGGAGAGAATATGCGGGATAGGGTACTTCGTGACCGGGTACCTTATGATGCCTGGGTGCGTGATGGTTACATTGAAGCCACACCGGGCAATGTTATTGACTACCGCTATATACGGAACAAAATAGAAGAACTCTACCAGAATTACAACATCAAAGAAATAGCCTTTGACCGGTGGGGCGCAGTACAGTTAACCCAGGAATTACAGGATGCAGGGTTAACGGTAATACCAATGGGGCAAGGTTACGCATCTATGTCACCACCGACAAAGGAGTTGTTAAATCTGGTGCTTGCAAAAAAGCTGAACCATGGCGGCAATCCGGTATTGCGCTGGATGGCCGATAATCTTGTTGTGAAACAAGACCCGGCGGGCAATATAAAGCCCGACAAAGCGAAATCTACCGAGAAAATAGACGGTATGGTAGCTTTGATAATGGCAATAGACAGGGCTACCAGAAACCAGGATGATACGTCTGTTTATGAAGAAAGGGGGCTGTTGACGCTTTGAGAATCCCCATCATATCCTCACTAATTGAAAAAAGAGCCGTAAAAACTTCCGGGCTTGCCCGACCGGAAAGCTGGTTAGTTGATGCGCTTGGTGGCAGACCGGTTGCCAGCGGGATAAAAGTCACCGAGGAAACAGCGCTAAGGTCAACGGCAGTATATGGAAGTGTGCGAATAATATCAGAAACAATTGCATCACTACCTTTACTGGTTTATGAACGATTAGAAAAAGGCAAACAAACTGCGGTTAATCATCCGCTTTATACAGTACTTCACGACCAGGCGAACAGCGAAATGACCAGCTTCACCTTCCGTGAAGTACTGCAAGGACATTTGTTACTCTGGGGCAATGCCTACGCTGAAATAGAGAAGAACAACGCCGGGCAGATAATTGGTTTATGGCCATTGCGCCCTGATAGGACATGGCCCGAACGAGATTCAAAAACTGGAGAAATCGTGTATAAAACAATCCTGTCTGATGGTACTGGCGTAATCTTACCAAAAGACCGGGTATTGCATATACCCGGTTTTGGTTTTGATGGGCTTATTGGTTATTCGCCAATCCATATAGCCAGAGAAGCGGTTGGCTTAGCATTAGCTACGGAAGAGTTTGGAGCAAAATTTTTCGGGCAGGGTACACGCTTAAGCGGTGTATTAGAACATCCTGGGAAACTTACCAAAGAAGCGCTGGAGCGGTTAAAAGAATCATGGGTACAAGCGTATTCGGGGTTAAGTAATAGCCACCGGATAGCTATCCTGGAAGAAGGCATGAAGTGGCAGCAAATAGGCGTACCACCGGAAGATGCCCAGTTTCTTGAAACAAGAAAATTCCAGGTAACCGAAATAGCCCGGATATTCAGAGTACCACCTCACATGCTGGCTGATTTGGACAGGGCTACATTCAGCAACATTGAACATCAGTCAATCGAATTTGTGGTCCATACAATACGACCCTGGCTGGTGCGGTGGGAACAGGCTATCCTGTGGAAGCTGTTTACACCGGCAGAACGCAAACGCTACTTTGCCGAGTTTAAAGTAGATGGTTTGCTGCGAGGCGACATTAAAAGCCGGTATGAAGCATATGCAATTGGCCGTCAAAATGGCTGGCTATCGGCAAATGATATACGGGAACTTGAAAACATGAACCCAATCCCCGATGGTGATATATACCTTGTGAACGGCAACATGATACCGGTAACGACGGCAACAAATACACAGGAAGAACTGACACCGACCAGGAGCGAAAAAAGGAATATGCCAAAGTACGAGATAAGGGCAGAAGCAATCCGGCGGGGAGTTGCAAACAGTTACAAAAAAGTGATAGCCGAAACGGTCCGGCGGATAATCCGGAGAGAAGAAGCAGATATTATGAGGCAAGCACAGAAATACTTTGGCAAACGCAATATAGACCCGTCGGTATTTTTAGCGTGGCTATATGACTTCTACCGTGAACACGAAGAGTATATTGAAACCCAGATGATGCCGGTATTTATGGCCTTAGCCGAAGCGGTAAACGCAGCAGCAGCAGAAGAAATTGGCAAACCTGCCGGAATAACGCCGGAGTTAGAAGAATTCGTGCGGGATTATCTGCAAGCTTACAGATCCCGGCATATCGGTAAATCAATAACGCAAATAAGGGCAGCTCTTGAGCGGGCGGCAAAAGAACAAACCGACCCGCTCATTGTTTTGCAGCAGGAATTTGACAGCTGGAAGGATAGACCGGAAGAAACAAGCAAAGAAGAAGCAGTCAGAGCAGGAAACGCCGTTGCACTTATGACTTACCAGCTTGGCGGAGTGGAAAAGGTACGCTGGGTAGCAACAGGGCAAAGTTGCCCGTATTGCCAGCATTTAAACGGGAAAATTGTGGGGATTAATACCGCATTTATCAAGCTTGGCGAGGAGTTAAAGCCTGATGGTGTAGATGTACCGTTAACACCCAGCCGGAACATCAAGCATCCACCGGCACATGCCGGTTGCGACTGCTTGATACTGGCGGGGTTATGAGAGGAGGTAACGAGATGGGCGCAATAGCATCAAAAAACTGGCCACTTGCCCCGAAGGAAAGGGAATGGGATGCTTCAGCGGCACGGGATAGGATAGTCAGATGGGCTGGTGGTCCGGATAAAGAAAACGTGGACTGGTCGAAATATCGTTCGTGTTTTCTCTACGTAGACAATGAAGCTGGTGAAGATAACTTCACGAGTTACAAATTACCATACTGCGACATCATAGACGGGGAACCGCATGTGGTATTTCGGGCATTAGCGGCGATTATAGCTGCGTTGAATGGTGGGCGTGGCGGTGTTGATATACCGGATAGCGTCCGGGAGAAAATCTACCGGGAAGCTGCAAAACAATACAAGCGGTTTGATGAAGAACCACCAGAGTTAAAGCGGAGTTATGGCCTGGCATTAGAACGCCGGGCTTTTTCATTTGAGGTAAAAGCTGCCGAAACCGAAAAACCCAAGATTGCTGGTTATGCTGCTGTGTTCAACAAACTATCGCAGGATTTAGGTGGTTTTCGGGAGTTAATCAAGCCCGGTGCTTTTGCCAAAACCATTCAAAATGCTGATGTCAGAGCATTATGGAACCACGATCCGAATTATGTGCTTGGTCGGACCAAGTCAGGCACATTGAAGTTGGAAGAAGATGAAACCGGGCTTTATATCGAGATAGACCCACCGGACACTCAATGGGCAAGAGACCTGATGGAAAGCATTCGCCGCGGTGATGTAGACCAGATGAGTTTTGGTTTCAGAACCGTAGCTGACAGCTGGAGAACCGAAAATGGCGAGACCATTCGGGAGTTACTGGAAGTAGAACTGTTTGACGTTTCACCGGTAACATTCCCGGCATATCCGCAAACCTCGGTAGGTGTGCGGAGTGCTGAGGATGTTTATAAAGAATACCTTGCCTCCAAAGCCCAGGAGGGCCAGGGGGCACAAAATGAAGGAACCGAGAAGCAGGCGCTAATCGGGGTACTTCGGAAAAAACTTGAACTCATTGAAAAACTGTAAAGGAGGAGTTTGACATGAGAATTGATGAACTCAAACAAAAGCGCTATGCACTCGTAAAAGAAGCCCGCGAGTTACTGGACCGGGCAGAAGCTGAAAAGCGGGGATTAACCGCAGAGGAAGAACAGCAGTATGAACGCATTATGGCTGATGTAGACAAACTCGGCAAACAAATTGAAATGGAAGAACGCCTCTACAACTTAGAGCGCGAACTTGAGAAAAGCGCTGGGACTTTGGCTGGTGGCAAGCAGTTACCTGAAACACAAAACAGAGCAATTGCAAACCCAATCGAAACCCAAGAATACCGGGATGCTTTCTGGAGAGCAATGCGGTACGGTGCACGGGGGGTAACCGGAGACGAACTTCGGAGCTTAACTGTTGGTACTCAAAACAAAGGCGGCTACCTTGTACCACCTGAGTTTGAACGTACCTTATTGCAAGCATTAACCAGCCAAAACGTAATGCGGGGACTTGCAACTGTAATTTCTACCAGCGGTGACCACAATATCCCGATGGTTACTGCTCACGGAACCGCAACATGGACCGGTGAAGAACAAGCCTACACTGAAAGCGATGAAACCTTTGGGCAGTTTACTTTATCGGCTTACAAGCTTACAACTCTTGTAAAAGTGTCCGAAGAATTACTTGCAGATAGTGCCTTTAACCTTGAAAGCTACTTAATTAATGAATTTGCTCGCCGGTTCGGTGTAGCTGAAGAAACCGCTTTTGTAAGTGGCGATGGAAGCGGGAAACCAACTGGCCTATTATCTTCGGCTGGAGTTGGGAAAACTACTGCCGCAAATAATGCTATTACCGCTGATGAAATCATTGACCTTTTCTATGCGCTAAAACGGCCGTATCGTCAGCGTGCTACTTTTTTGATGAACGACGCAACCGTGAAAGTATTGCGCAAGATTAAGGACAACCAGGGTAATTACATCTGGCAGCCCGGTTTACAAGCTGGTGAACCAGACCGGTTACTTGGCCGCCCGATAGCATTAACTGATGCAATGCCTACTATTGCATCACAAGCCAAAGTTGTTGTATTCGGCGATTTCTCTTACTATTACATTGCTGACCGGCAAGGACGTTCGGTACAACGGTTAGATGAACTTTTTGCTGCTAACGGTCAGGTTGGTTTCCGGGCATTCTAGCGGGTAGATGGGAAGTTAAGCCTCAGCGAAGCAGTGCAAGTTTTACAGATGGCAGTTTAATGATTAGGGCGGGGTAACACCCGCCCTTTTGTTTAAAGAAGGGGTGAAGCTATGAAAGTAAAAATCCTTGTAAGTTTAGCTGGTGAGAACTTTTCATATTCAGCTGAAGAAATAGTGGATTTAGATGACAAAGTTGCTGCTGAATGGATAAAGGTAGGCTTTGCAGAACCGCTGGAGGTTGAGGAGGCAGTCGTAAAACAGCCGGAGACGGCTGCAATTAAGAAAGGCAGGCGGTAATAATGGCACTCAAAGTTATAACACCGCCAGCAAGTGAAGCGATAACACTTGAAGAAGCCAAGAATTATTTACGGGTAGACGTAAACGATGATGATGTGCTAATCAGCGACCTCATAACCGCTGCCCGTATGTTTGCAGAAGCTTATACCTGGCGAGCTTTACTGCCGACTACTTATGAATACTACCTTGAAAGCTGGCCTGCTAACAGTGTAATAGAACTGCCGAACCCACCGCTTATAAGTGTTGATTTCGTGAAATACACTACTGCCGATAATGTTCAGCTTACCCTTGATACCGGTAGCTACATTGTAGATACAGCAAACGAACCCGGCCGGATTATTTTGAAACCAAATTATAGCTGGCCTGCTGATGAATTATTGCCCGGTCTGCCAATTGTGATAAGGTTTACAGCCGGGTATACGGCGGTACCCAAACCAGTAAAACAGGCCATGTTGATGCTGGTAGCTCACTGGTACGAAAACCGGGAAGCGGTAATTCACGGTACAGTATCAAAAGAAATAGAATTTGCGGTAACACAATTACTAAATCAATATCGCTTTTTCGGGTGGTCATAATGAGGGCAGGAGATTTACGACACCGGGTAACCATTCAGCAGGCGGTAGAAAGCCAAAATGACTTTGGAGAAGTTATTACTACGTGGCAGAATTATAAAACCGTGTGGGCCGCTATAAAACCTTTAACAGGCCGGGAGTATTTTGCAAGCCAGCAGGTAAATGCCGAAGTGTCGGTGCAAATTCAAATGCGTTATATACCCGGGATAACGCCAAAAATGCGGATAGTAGAAGGCAGCAAGGTATATGAAATAGAAGCGGTTATGGATGTAGAAGGGAAGAGAAAAGAACTCCAGCTTTTATGCAAAGAGGTGGTATAGGTGGAGTTAAAAGTTGATATATCCGGGGATAAAGAATTGGTGAAGAAACTATTACAATTAGAAGCTACTGTTGCAAGAATGGCAATAAGAGAAGCTTTAAAAGCTGGGGCTGAGGTAATAGCAGAAGAAGCACGGCAAAATGCACCGGTGGAGACAGGAAATTTAAGAGAAAATATCGGGCTTGAAAAAGAAAGTGTTACTAAAACTGGTGGAAGCTACAAGATTGGACCAAGCAAAAAAGCTTTTTATGGACTATTTGTTGAAATGGGCCACCCGATTGTGGTGGGTGGTCGCAGAACAGCCAAGAAGAAACCGGGTAGAGTCGTGGGTTTTGTACCGCCAAAACCATTTTTACGGCCTGCATTTGACAGTAGGAAAGCTGAAGCAGAAAAGGTAGTGCGGGATAAACTTAAGCAATTAATTGAACAGGCGGTGAAGTAAATGCTTGAAAAAGCTATTTTCACCAGGTTATCAACTGATGCAGGCATAACTGCGTTGGCAGGGAACCGAATATATCCGCAGATTTTACCACAGAACCCGACGTTACCGGCTATAACATATTTCCGGGTCAGCACTACCAAACCCTATGCGCAAAGCAATTCGGTGAACATAGCGCAGGCCAGATTACAAATATCCTGCTGGGCTGAAACATACAGCGTGATGAAAAGCCTTGTAGAAGCCGTCCGAAAAAGTTTGGACGGCTTTTCTGGTGTGGTGAATGGGATACAGATTACCTCTTACTTGAATACCTGTTATGACCTTTATGACGACGATACCGGGATTTATCACGGGATAGTCGATTTTAAAATCTTTTACGAGGAGGCGATATAAATGGCTATCGCTGGGAAAGGTGGCAAATTAAAAGTTGGTACCAACAGTGTAACCGATATTTCCAACTGGAAGCTGGATATCGAAGTTGATGTAAAGGAACAAACTGATTTTGATTCTAACGGCTGGGTCGAGGTATTACCGCAGCTTAAGAGTTGGAGCGGAACGGCAGAAGGTTTTTGGAATGTTGCGTCAGATACCAATGGCCAGAAAGCTTTACAGGATGCACTTTTAAACGGGACTACTGTATCTATAGAATTTAACGTCAATGGTACTAACAAATATACCGGGACTGCTTATGTTACCAAGATTTCGGTGGATGAACCTGTTGACGATAACGTTAAGTTTAGCGTAGAACTAAAAGGTAGCGGTGCTCTGACTTATGCTTAAACGGGTAGAATATAATGTCTACCCGTTATTTTTTTAATTCAGGAGGTGGGGCTGATGTATTTTACCACTATTGCTAAAGTAACTTTGACGGCAAACGTTTCGCAAACGGTTACCATACCAGCGTACAATCAGGCTATAATACAGAATTTAGGGCCTGATGTAGTATATGTTGCGTTTAATAACGACACCGTGTCAGTGAATAGCTGGCAACTGGCAAGCGGTGAAGTATTCCCAGTACCAGTTGATTGTTTTAAAGTGAAATTATTATCTCCGGGGACGCCAACCGTACAGGTTGGGGCAGTTAGCTACTAAAAAAGGAGAGGTATGCAATGAGATACCGCATTTGGCGATTATTTAACTCACGAAATCGTCAGAATAGACCGTCTAAAGAATTTACCGGAGTCGGATTAGTAGATGCTGCTGATGTGGTATTGTATGCTTTCAGCCGCAGCAGTACAGCTTTAGACATTAACGGGGTAGGCGTCAGTGTTAACGAGCCGCGATATTACAATTTGCGTGGATATGATGTTAACAGGAAATTTCTTGTTAACGATGACATAAGTGATTTTATTTTTATCAGGAACAGTGAAGCTTATAATTTGGACGGTGTATTGCACAACAGCAACGCCGTTAGGAGGTGGGCAAGTTGATACTAATTGAAGAAACCACAACCAACTTATTAACTGCGCCAAACGACTTTACAAATGCTGCTTGGATAAAAACTAACGCTACAGTAACAGCCAATGCGGCATTGGCACCAGATGGGACGAATACCGCTGCAAAGATAACCCCAAGCGCTGCTGGTGGTTTAATCAGTCAATCTTATAGCGTTGACCCATCCGGCAAGAGTTATACCGCCGGGATTTGGATACGGGCAGATGTGGAACATACGGCAAAAATTCGTATAGAAAATAACGACGCTACCGAATATCAGGAACAAACCATTAACGTTAAAACATACTGGCAACGGGTATATGTAAGCAAAACCTTTTCACTTTCCAAAACTGCAGTTGTTGTGAAGGTAATAGCTGACGATACCAGCACTAATTATGTTTACGTTTGGGGGCCGCAGTTAGAACAAAAACCCTACCCGACAACTTATATCAATGGCACACGGGCGGCTGAAACGTTAAGCCGTAACATCACCTTGCCGGCAGAGTTCACTATCGCCGGCAATTTTACCACGATGCAAGGCAGCGATTACGCAGGTTTAACAGCAGGTACGACAACACAGACGCTTTATAAGTTTCAGAATGGCAGCAATTATTTTGGGATAGTAATCAAACGAGATAACACTAATCCTTTTGGCTTATATTTACAGGTTAATATTGGTGGCACTTTACAGGAAAGCACTATCACCGGCGTAAGTTTAAGTGCATTCCAAATCGTGCAACACGGTCTTTATTACAAAAACGGCAGCTTTGGCGGTTTTATACAGCTTAACAATGGCAGTATATTATCCTTTACACCTATCACAGCTACTTTAACAAGTTTAACAAACTGGACATTTTACCCCGGCGGCAACTCACCGCTTACAAACCTTGTAGGCGTAACCAAGATATTTCCATACGCAGTGATTGACAGCACTACAATTCAAGGCATCTTTTCTGGGTTAAAGCCAGAGTTAAACAATGCAGCTATTTTCAAAATCCTACCAAACAATTACTACCAGCTTATTGCAGAAAACAGCCAGAAAGTTACCTTTTACGATATAACTGGTATGTATACAGTAGATACTCCAATAGTTACCAATAAAGTATTAGCACCGGCTTCGGCGTATTATGCGGGCATAAGCGAACCGTATACCTTTACAAGAAGCAGCGTTGCCTATAAATCAGATGGAACACAGGTGGCAGCCAATGTTCCCCGTATCGAAAACGGGGCGGTAATGATTGAAGAGGAGACAACGAATTTATTAACAGCAAATCAACAGAGTATAGAAACTGATATAAGCGGGTTTACCGCTTATGGTGGGGCGACTATTTCACGAGATACGACTGAAAAATGGATAGGCAATGCCAGTTTAAAGGTTGTAACTGGTAGTGGAGATGGATTAGCTGGCGGTGTACG